CAAGACCTGTTGTCCGGATGTATAAGGTTCTGTTATTGGCATCAGTAGCGTCCAGGGCAGCCTTGAACGTAACAACACCCAACACACTGTCTGTAATAGACTTTGCTGTTACCTGTGTAACAACATCATCCATTGTGGTATCATGATCCGTGTTGAACTGAACTTGTGTTATTGTTACACCATTTACAACGATATCTATTAAGTTGCCGGTTACAAAATCAGCGTCCCAAACTATTTTTGAAGTATCTAGCGCATAATTATAACCGTTTGTAACATCATCCAGATAACCCATTACAGGTTTGCCATACTGAATATCTTGTTTTGCACATCGTGTTGATTTGAAAAACGGGTAATAACTATCGAGCAGACCTGGAATTGCAATTTCCATATTTCCATATTGAGCCATTATGCGTTACCTCCTGTATTTTTTACAGCGCCTTTATAATTTTCAGCGCGCTCTTGGTTGTCAGCACAAAATTTTTCTCTTGCTGTTCGCGTATCTTTTTTATTAGTGTTGTCGCCTGGCATATTGTCAGACATCGCTTTTTGTATGTTCTTTTTTGTCGGTTCATTCTTGATGTCTTCTTTGAGAATGTCGAATGCAGCATTGATATAATCATCCGATTTTTCATCAAGATTAATTTTATCGTTTTTGGTTTTAATTATTAATTTTTTAATCGCGCCATTATTGTCATTGTCTGTATATTCAACTTTTAGTGAGTCGGCAATTTTGAATAATTCGATCCTTTCTTTCACATCTTCATTAGTGAATTTTCCTTCATCCGCTTTCATAATTTCAACTGCCTCTTTGACTTTAATGCCAAGCGTGTCGGCTTTTGCCTGTAAGACATCTTTATCTTTTTTCAGTGCTTCAATTATCGTATCTTTTTCAACGCTGTCTTTGTTTAGTCGATTGACTTCTTTGATTACGTCTTTGTCAACTGAATAGTCAACGCCGTCAATTCTCAATGTTTGTAACTCAGTAGCCATGTTTATTGCTCCTTTTTCATTAGTTTCTATATTATCAGTACTATTAATAGTACTTTCATTGATTCCTACGTCATCACGATCAAATTTCAATCTTGCCAAATCACCCGCACGGCCCATACTAACCAGGGCAATGTGATTGTATATGATGTCTGTTTGCTCGACATCATACCTATTATTACCAAATGCAAAACCACCACCATTATCAATTGTGGTTGCTTTGTAGCCACAGGATAATGCCACTTTGCCAGCTTTGATATCTTCAATCGCTTTTTTGTCTGTAATTGTAAGGCGCACACTTACAGCTGTATTATCAAAATTTACAATCTCACCTGACATACCAATACTTAATTTTTGTGCATTTTCAGATGTTACAAATTCCTTTGGATGTTCGTTTGTAATTGGTATCATTTTCAGTGAGTCAAGGCTCGATGATCTGCCTACCTCATCGGGCGTTCTAAGTTCTCTTACTGTTTTACCATTAATTCTATAATTGAATATACCAGTATTTGTAACAACAGCAACACCGGTGTAAAAGCCTGTTTCCCGATCAATCGTAAAAGGTTCAATCATATATTCATTGATGTTGTTGAATACATCAATGCGATTGATTATGTCTTTTGATTTTTTCTTACACGCGTTAAGCTTCTTATGTGCAGCTACGTGGCAAGTAGGGCAAAGCCATATGATTGAAGTTTGGTTTTTTTCGTCATACCCTTTGTTATGGTGCGCTTCGAGTTTTGTGTTTTTGCCGCACTTTTTACAAGTTGCGGGCTTTTTAATTTTGCCGGCAATAATACCGTTTGAGATTTTATTCTTTGCAGCTTTTACGGCTTTGCTATCTTTATCACCATCTTCTGAAAAGTTTGTATTTGTAATGTTTTCAAACTCTGTACACATATTTTCCAACCTGTTGATATTTCAACACCTGTCAATATATTGACAGTGGGTGTATGATTTTGTATACAGTGTATAAAAAAGTATACAGTTGTGTCAAGGAAATTTTAAATAAATTTTAATTATTTAATAAAAACTTGTTGACAAAAACAAAGATATAGATTATAACTATATTAGTTAGTTGTTAACTAGCTTTGAATGACGTCTTAAAATTAGAAACAAAAGAAGCGTACATACTTGCAGATGTTTTAGCTGCGCCACAATCGAAGAATAAAGGGGGTGATTCATGAAATTATTGAAATCAATAGGTTTTTGGATTGCTGTATTATTAGCCGGGTTTATGTTGGGTACAACTTATTACATTATATTTGGATTTTAAAAGGGAGATAATAAATGGACAACGTAGTTTATACAAAAAGGATTTAAAATGAATATAACATTCACAAAAAAGGGATTACAATTGATGCAGTGGGCGGTGTACAATCATTCACATTCAAGTTAAAATCAAAGAAGCGGGAAAAATTCACCCACTTCTACTATAAAAGGAAATCAAAATAATGCTACGCAATTGGTTTGATCAATACAAGAAATGGGAAAACGAACAAAAAGACATATGTATACGAAAACAAAAACAAAAAGAAAAAGAAAAAGAACACCATCTAAGAAACCACCCTTCAAGTTAATATAATATAAAAGGCCGAAAGCTGCTACACAGTCTACCCGGCCTTTCTTATGTCTTATATGGCAAATTATTCAGCTTCTTTATTGCTTTCCGGTTCTTCTTTCTTTCTGCTTTTCTTTCTTTTTTCTGTTCGGGGTATAATATCACTTCTCGGATCTTCCGGTCCAACTGTTTGTCTGGCATCTTCTCGCACCCTCTCATAATGTAGATTAAATTGTTTAGTGTCCATAATGATCACATGATTGATTACATTACCGTTTTTCATTTTTTTCTTATAATACACAATTGTGTCTTTTTCTGTGACAGTAACATTACGCCACCGGCCGGATACACTTGCGTATATGTATGGCCTGTCTTGTTTTGAAGTGTGTTCACGTGAAAAACCATCTTGCATTCCACACCCCAATTTAAATTTAATAGCATCAACAAACATATCTGGGTTTGTTTTGGATCTGTATTTTTTAGTATTTTCTATCATTTTATTTCTCCTCTTCAATTTCGTTTATTATTTCTTCAAAATATGGGTTACCCCAACAGCGGCATAGTATAGCGAATCCGGGTGACACTTTCACTGCACCTAGACTTGACCTCTGTAACCATGTTTTCCCACCGTCAACACTGTATAAGGTTGAATTATCCCACCTGCATAATTTACCTTCCAGCGCCCAATGTGTCGGACGCGCGTTTGGATACTTCCCACCAGGTCTACCGCGTACCCTCTCATCAATGGAAGTGTTCCAGGTATATTTATCTACCCCAGCGTCAAGTTGTCTACGCCTGGCAAAAGCTCCATTTAATTTATTAATCTGATCCCGGGCAATTAACATTGTTCGGTACTGACTGAAATTCCTGTTAATTTTGCTTAATGTCCGGGCCAACTCATTGGCTGTCACGCCTTCAAGAAATCCCTGCTGTACGGCGTCATTGATTTGTTTCGTGTAATCATCCAACAAACCCTTGATTAAGCCTACGTTACGATTTACCCACGCATTTAATAATGGCTTTTCCCAGGGCTCTTGTATAAGAAATTCAATGTCCAGGCTGGCTTTAAGTATTTTTTGCCATTGTTTTTTGTTGAATAATGATACTGTTATACCGAGTGCAAGTAGTATGTCTTTCAACTCAAAAAGAAATGTATTTAGCAAAATTTCTTTTTGCCGTTCAAATTGGGGATTAATGTTTTCCAAATCATCGCTTGCCGAATCATTAAACTCACTTAACCAACGGCTTAAATTCGGCTTTATCTCTGATATTGTTATAGCGATAAACTTATTAAGTATTTTTTTTAATTGCTTTTGATATGCCCTTTCTTGTGCAAATGGGTATAACCAGGCGACCTTCTTATTTGGTAAGGGTCCCTGTAACATTTTTTGCTGTACAATCTGTTTGAATAGTTTGGCTGTTGCTTTTTCTCGATCGGCATCAAATCGGATACTGTCATCTGAGTAATTAAGATTAAGTGAATCGTGAAATTGTCTGTAATCTTTTTTGGCTTGCCGGTACTCTGTTAATGATGCTTTCATGTTAGACTCTCATCTTCTACCTCTTCTTCTTCTTCAAACTCAATTTCACCCTCTACAACAGTGTCGTGTGAATAACCATTAGCAAATCTGTTTTCCCTCACCTCTTCGGGACTTAATACACTATTCTGCATGTATATATTATCAATGTCGGCTTGTATTTTTTGATTTGTTATAATCTCAGTTTGTGTCTGTTGAAATAATGGATTGAATTTTACAGTTGGATTTGTGACTTTTTTTACAATTTCTTTTGACATGTTAATCAAGTCAACAAGTCGCTGGTACGGTTTTCGAAGAGTTGTATTTTGTGCGGCTTCGACTTCTGCATTGTAGTTTTTTTCGTCCCCGTCGCCGGTCGCGTTCATACCCATTGCGGATTGACCAAATAATCTTGTGATTGGATATCCCGCCACACCTGCCAGAAATGACATGAAAACTTGTAATATTTTATCGAAGCCTGCTACATTGACAGTATCGCGCCCGAAGTCGTCCCCATCTGCGTCCAGTATCATACTGTTAATTGTCGACTTACCAAGGTCAATAGCTTCTACCATATTGTGAATTGCTTCCCAGTCCTTACTAGCAATTAATGACGAAAGTCCTTTGATTTTAATTTTTCCGATCACTAATTCATATAACAACTTTGAAAGATTCCTTTCCCCTGCTGCAATGTCTTTGATTTGATCCCATATTTGTTGTAATGCCGACATACCCCAATACCATAAATTTCCGCTTTCTCTATCAGGTGGGACCATCACACCTTTAAATTCAAGTACTCTTGACCTGTGTACACGATACTGCACACCATATCGCATAGGCATAATTGTATAAAATTCAGGCATGCCATAAAATTTTGATTGTGTATCAGTGTCAAAATTTTCAAAGGGCAAATCAATTTGTGTACGCGGGTACACTCGCAACCAGTCGATTGACTGTATATTGTTTTCGTTTATCTCTTCTTCCAGGTCTTGTTGGTCGTTTACACCCATTACAACCACACCGCCTCCGTA